CGTTTTTTTGAATACCTGTAATATCAAAGTTAATAGAACTTTCAGGACAATCAACGGTATAAACACCAGAATTACCAATTGCTGTACAGTATTTATCATCACCATTTGGTTTAGGTTTTGCCTTACAATCAGTTGGTTCTTGTGAATTATATTTTGATGGTAAATAGTAACCCCCTGAGTCATCGGTATTAATTACGCATTGTGAATCATCTTCAGGGTTATCGTAACAAATATTAGCTGGTGAAGTGGCAGTACCAAAAACATAGCCATCGGTAGATTGTGGTTCAGGGCATTTGTTATCAACTAAAGGACGAGCGCACATGAGTGAACCAGAATCATCAAGAACTGGGATTGAGTATTCAGGGGCGCTAGGTGGTGGGCAAGTTTCTTTTTCATCTCCCCAGTTTATACTATACCAGCCAGCTATAGGTACTGAACCCCAATCTTGAACGTAACCGGCTGATGTTGATGGAAAGGTTGGGACATTTATTCCTGTTTTAGGGTTAGAGGGAACGCCTAAGGCAGAATAACAGGCAGCAACAGAGTCGACTTTAGTTATTGGTGGGTGACTAGGATTACATAGTAAAATCATTTCTGGTTTTATAAATGGCTCTTTTAAGTCGCTCATGTCTGGTTCTTGTGCTATGGCCATTGTTGCAAATACGGTTACGAGCATTAAGCAAAACCATAATTTGATTAATGAGAAAATAGTTTTAAATGGGTGGCGTATGGCGTGTTTAATTCCGCGCCATAGCAAGATAAAAAGTTTAAGCATTTTCGAAACCGCGAATAATCGCAACCGCACAAGCAATCCCAAGGCATGCATAATAAATTCCCCAAATCATAGTAGTGCTCCATTAAAAAAGCCCCTCGAAATGTAGAAAGAGGGGCTTAAATTAAGTTAAATTGAAAGTTAGCCTCTGCCGCCAAACCACTCGATAACTTTGTTATAACCCCATTTAGCAACGCCCGGTAATATCTTGATTGCTGCTAGTGCTGTGATTGCTGCAACGATAGTAGTAGCGTCAACCGCTGATGTAACTGCTGTAAAATCCATAGGTATTTCCTTTTAGCTTGAAAAGTTTAATTGTCGTTTTCTGGTTTAAACCAGTTGATTACAGTTCCATAGCCCCAAGAGACCATGTAACTAATTATTACCAATGAAAAGCCACTAACAAAAAGTGCTTGTGCCTGTTCAATGGGAATTAGGTTAGGGTCGAAAATACTCGAACCTAAAATAAATTGCTGGTACTCGGTAGGCTCAAGCATGACAAAGCCAGTGCAATCTTCAATTGATTGTGGCGTTGGTTTAAGTTCGCCATATTCGAGCTGTACACAAGTAGCCATTTTTTAACTCGCTTTTTTATCTGCAAAATCTGCGTAAGGAATTAATTTCATGCCAAAGCGGTCAAGTTCTAACTGGCCGTATTGGTTAACCTTGTAAGATGATGGTGCAAGTTCGTATTTACCAATTGGGTAAGCGTTGTTGTGGTCATCGTGTGTGATTTTAAATTCAACAGGAAAAACGCCACCCATGTTTGCATAAGCTTTTTGTTCGTAAACTGTGCGTGGTGGCTTATCACCTTTAGCTGGAAAAGTTCTTGGCTCTGGAACGTTTGCGCCGTTAGTGCCTAAAATTTCAATAATCATGATTTTGTATCCTCGTTGTATTGTTCAATTGCGGTTTGTTGACCGTCAATGAATTGGTTGGTTAGTGGTTGTTTGGGCCAGTCGGTATATTCAATAAAAATAGGAGTCATATTTTTACGATAAACTTGGTGTTGCCTTGTTACGTAAGCAATCTTTTGAATTAAAATAAAATCATGATAACCAAGCAAAGAATGCACAGGCTTGTTGCAATCTGTTTTATGAAAAAGAGCTAATAAAATGTCATGAAGTCTATAAACTTCATGTGGTGTTAGATCTAATTTAATCATGATACTAACCTCAAAAGTTCGCGATTTTCTGGTAGTTGATATTGGTCAGATAAGCGCATTGGTTCTTGCCAGTTTTTAGGGTGCTGATTTTCGAAATCGACATTTACAAAACGAATAAGAGGAACAACGTTTGAAGCAGTAGCTTGTAAATTTTGTAAGTAGGCTTTTGGTACAACTTCGGTAAGCAATTTAATATTGTCGTAAAATGTTCTTTCAGGTGTTGTAGATTTGACTTCATCCCAACCCTCATGCTTAACCATTCTGAAAAAACGGAATAAACGGTCAGCTTTTGAATAGTTGTATTTTTCCATCATTACATGAGTTTTTTTGTCTCTGAAATAAGTGGTTTTTACAAAGTGTTCTTTAAGATTTTCGTGTATTTCGGTATCTGAATAAGTACGCATGGTTGCACCTTCGAACGTTTTAAAAATGTCTTGCCAAGATTGTTTCCATAACTGCTGTATTAAACACCCATCAAATGAATTGCTGTAAGTTTCAAATGCCCAAAGGTTGGTTGGTATACCAAGACGTTTTAGCATTCTTGGCATTACACTAGCTTCAAGGCGCAATGCGTTTTTAGCAAAATTTTGTACCGCTGGGGTTGTCATAGCTTCAAGCTGATTTTTAAAAACTTGGCTTTTGGTTTTGTCGTATTTAGTTTGTGCTTTGTTAATTTGGTCTTGTAACTCAAATTGTTTCAAGTACGCTTTTAAGCGTTTGTGGCGTGAGCCTTTGCCAAAATATGCAGTTGTATCGAATGCAGATTTAGCGCCCCTTGTTTGACCGTTTGATATGTTGCGTAATGCGTGAATTACGTTTCGACTATCCGACTCGGTTTTCAAGTGAGCGCTAAACGTGCAATCTATTTGTGCAAGTTCGGCATTATTAAATTCTAATATTTCAGCCATATCAGGCATTGCATAACAAAATGCTGTGATTAGTGAATCAATGCATAGCATCACATCACAAGAACCAAAAACATTATGGCCTTGTAATAGTTTTGCAGGGCTGGCTTTTAATTCGATGTACGGGTAGTAGTTTTGACCACCTGCCCTAACCTTAAATGCCAGTGTTGACCATGAACTAGGTAATGATTCGAATGGGTGTAAAAGTGCAGAGACTTCAGCAACACAGATATTTTCAGAATCAAGACGATAATCGTTAGCTGTAAAATCAACATCACCGGCAGCTAATCGGCAACCTCTTTTTTGACACTCACGCAAATCAATGACGCCATTAGTCCCGTCTGGAGACATAGCAACAATCGATTCAACGAAAGGTATCTTTATGGTTAAGAGGTCTATCAATTTAAGTTCCATATAAAGTGAGTGATTGTATTCACCTATGCAATACAAAACTTTATACATGAGTGCATGGGTGAATACAAGTATAAGAGAATAATTAAATTCAAGCGTGCTACCATTCACTTATATAAATGCTGGAGAAAAGACGTGGCAAAAGCAGATAGAACAACGGTATCGATACCAATGGCAAAAAAAATGGAGTTAGAGAGAAAGGCTATAGAAATATCCTATAAAACGGGAAAGTCTATAAAATGGACAGATATTATTCATTATATGATCGAGAATTATCAGGTAATGGCAAAGCAGGATTTAATAGAGGATGAGACGAAAAAAATATAAAAATCGGCGAAATCCGCAGTAGAGTCCACTATTAAAGTATGTGGACTCTTAAAAACCTGTGCCTATTTCGGTACATAGGTTTTATTTCAAATATGGGTTTGGTTTATCAGGGGCGCGATGCGCAGGTATATTTTTCTAAATGTAGTTGGTTTATGGTTGCGGCCGTTTAACTACAGGTTGGTAAATTAAATCTGTGTGCGGCCTTTCATGAAACAAAGTTTCATAGGTTCGTAAGGTCAGTCTCCAGTGGTACGTAATAATTGCATTAAATTATTACGTAACCTTACAAAGTATATGGTTATTAATACCCCCCATAAATGACATTATGTTACGGGCTAGAACCGCTCCGCTTAAAAGGGCTTTTGTTCTAGTTCGTGTGGGCTGACGCTATTTTCCACACGAAAAACCACAAACGCCCCGCCATTTGGATATTTTGGCGGGGCGTTTTCTCAACATAAAGTTCATCAATTTATGGGTTGTTAGCGTAGGTAAATATTAAATGTTTATTTAAATTAAACGCCAACACAAAGGCATTCAACAAGTTGAATGGCTTTGTGCGTTGACGTTTAATTAGATGAATATAAATCGTGATATTGTTCGTCTGGAACTTGGTTATCAAAGTATTGCTGAGTTGGTTTATACCTAAATACTACAGCTAAATCTTTACCCCTATAACCTTCAATACCTAATCTGGTTTTTTTAAGCCTGTAACCTAGCATTAAAAGTTCATCCCTAGTGAATGTATCAATTACCTGTTTACTAGCTGATTCGACAACAACAAGTAAATCAGCAATTCTATCTCGATATATTTCTTCATAAGTTATCATTGCGTTGTTGTTTTGTATTGTATCCCTCAACCTTTGATATGGGTCGGTACTCGGTTTGGGTTTTGGTTTTTTTTGTGGTGCTTGGTTTAGTTCTCCAGTTGTGGCAATTTGCTGTTTTTCAACTTTTTCAACGGGCCCGTTGATAGATTCTTTAGATTTAGTGTTTACTATTTGAACATCACCAGTAAAAAAACCAACAAGATAATAAATAGCGTAGACAACTATGCAAAAGAAAATAGGTAAATAGAGCTTAAAGTGCTTAGACTTAAATATATTGACTCGGTCATCTGAATAAACATCAGTATTATCAGTTGTTAATTGATGGCTGAGGTATGAGCCGAAATATTTGCTGTCATATTTCTCAGTACCTGATTTAACTTTTTTAAAAGTTATATCGCCTTTAGCGCCATTAATAGAGCCTTGATACATTTCCCATCTGTACTTATGATCCATACCAACCATAGACATTTTTAAAAATGTTATCTTGCGCTCTATCCTTCGCTTCCATGTTAAGTGACAGTCTGCAAGAGCCTGTCCCATACAAATAATATCTATACCTTTATGCCTGTGCTCAGCAATAAATTGGGTCATTTTGTCAGACATTTTGGAACGTCCGGCAGGAAAAAAATTTTGGAGCTCATCAAGAACAAGTAAGCAATCATTTTCGACAATTTCATAAACAGTATGAACCTGCTCTTCAGCTATTTCTGTATATAAAGATTCAAGTTCCTGAACCGTTTTACCTGTGAGTTCACTCACTTTTTCGTAATTAAAACCATTAAGTCTAGCGTAAACTTTACGTCCTTTTTCTAGACTAGGTATTATATGTTTAACCAGGGCTTCATAACTTTTACCAGAGCCTGGCAAACCTTCGTGAAATATAATCATAATTTTACCACTGGAATAAAGTTAACACTTTGCGGGTTAAGCGAAATGTGTAGCCAACACCAATTATGCCAAGAGCGCTATCGAATCCGGTAGCACCAAGCAAGTAACCAACATCAGGCGGTATTGCAGATGTAAACTGACTTATGCCCGATTGGATAAATTGGGGTGGGTCAATCAGTGAAAAAATGAGCCGAAAGCCCTCCAGCATTTTTTCAAAAACCTGTAATGATAACCAAAGCAAGGCATCTAAGATAAAAATTAATATTTCATAAAGCCAATCAATAAAGCCTTGCCACATTTCAGCTAACCAGTCTAATAAACTATTCAATTGCGATTCTCCATGCGAAAAAGCCAGCGACAAGCATCAAAATAGCTCGTATGTATGGCAAAATTGATTGAACGGCAGAGCTACAAAACTGGTCAATTGTAACGGTAAAAGATGCGTCTAATACGGTTACAGTTTCTTGCCAGACTGGGCAGCTACCACCAAAGGATGTAACAAAAAAATCATCTATTGCAGAAAATAGGGGTAAAGTTCGCATTGCGTCATTATGTTCTTCAAGTACGGTTCCAAAATTAGTAGTTTCCCAATCAAAGGTAGCTATCTCGGTGTATTTTTCTGGCTTAGTTGAGTAATCAATTGTCGGTGCATCACCATCGTAAGTTCCTAGTTTTGTAATGGCATCTGTTTGCTTTTTAATTTCAGTTGTTTGTTTGGCTAACTCTGAAACAATAGCGTCCTCATCGACACCAGCAACTTCTGATTGTGAACCGTCAGGACATGAGATGGTTGCACCTGTTGGTGTATTTATTACGGTGCAATTTTCGCCATCTTCACCATCAAGACCATCGGAACCATTAAGCCCATCAATACCATTTATTCCATCAATTCCATCTTTACCATCTTGGCCATCAATACCCGCTATACCTTGGTCGCCCTTTTCACCCTTTTCACCTTGAATACCTTGTTCGCCTTGAATGCCTTGTTCACCTTGTTGACCATCTGAGCCAGCTTGACCAATTGCGCCTTGAACACCTTGAATACCTTGGTCGCCCTTTTCACCCTTATCGCCTTTTTCACCTTGGTCGCCTTTTTCGCCTTTGAGTTCTCCAGACTGAACTAATGACTCAATATCTTGTTGAGTCAAAAAAGATGCTTCAATTTCGGATATGCGTTGGTGATTAACTACTAATTGGTCAG